GTCTTATGGCTTCAATGGCAAAGATTAATGTGATGTCAATAATAGCTATGGAAGATGCAGTATTTACAGAAACAAACATATCTGGTGAGATAGAATCAGGACAATATCGTAAAGGTAGATTCGCTGTTAACTATTTAGCTCCAGGTACACAAGTATCTAAACCTGCATCAAATGTTCCTTATCAAATTTTCCAACAGATAGATAGAATAGAAAGACAACTTCGTGTTGGTGGTTCTTACCCTGTTTCTGATGATTCACAGTCTCCACTTAGCTTCGCAACTGGTAGAGGATTAGAAGAATTAGGTGCTTCTATGTCTCTTATGATTAGAGAGTATCACACAGTTATGTCTGATGCTATAGAGATGATTGATGCTAAGAGATTAGAGTGGGACCAAAAAATGTATGGTGGACAAACTAAACCATTATCAGGTTATATGGATAATACTTTTTATTCTGAAACTTACGAACCAACAAAAGATATAGCAAATAGTTTTAAGACACGCAGAGTGTATGGTGCTATGGCTGGATATGATGAACCACAGAAGATTGTAACAGGGCTGCAATTACTTCAAGCTGGAATTATTGATAGACAAACACTACAAGAAAACTTAGATGGTTTAGATAACTTAGTTAGAGTAAACGATAGAATTACAAAAGAAAAAGCTGATAATGTATTGTTTGATACATTACTAGCACAAGCCCAACAGGGTGACCCTAAAGCAACTATGGCTGTTGTGCAGATAAGAAAAAATCCAGATGATATGCAAAATATACTGGATAAATTCTTTACTGCAGAAGAACCAGAAATACCAGTCGCTGAACAAGAACTGCTTGGAGGAGGTGCCTTACCACCACAGGGTCCTCCACCAGGCATAGCACAGTTACTACAAGGACTAGGTGGATAATGTCAGTTAATAAAGAATTTGCAGATATTGTACACAATTCATTAGGTGATATTGATGAAAAATGTGATGCAATAATATTTCAAGAATATGAAGATAATAGAGCAACTAGAATCTTTACAGACCAAATGCCACCAATGGTATTTCCATTTGGTTATATGATAATCAGTTCAACTTTTATGTATTATGATGATGAGGAAGAATAATGGGTAGAAGTCCATCTAACAAAGGGTTAAGTAAAAATAATTTTAATGGTTCAGCATTATCAACTGGTAGAAATCCAGGTGGTATGGTTGCTGGATTAACAGCAGGTACTACATATGGAACAGGCAAAGATATAAAAGAACAAGTAGCTGTTACAGGTGGATTACCAAATGTAGGAAATTTACCTACAGTGCCAACACCAGAACAACAAGTAAGAAGACCTATGCCTCAAATAGATACTTTTGCAGGAACACAAATAGAAGCAGAACCAGTATCAGCAGGATTACCATTCGGAGAAGGAGCAGGACCAGAGCCAGGAACAAGTTACGAAATGAATCAATTTATCTTTAACAGCTGGATTGAGAGTGGTGACGATTCGTTATTACAGTATTTAATTTGATATGGCATATGGACTTTATTCAGACGATATAATAAACGACTTACTTAGAGTTAAGCGTAATAATATACCTGTAACTACAACACCTGACCAAGCTGCTAGATTTAGTCAACTTAATCAACAATCTTATGGTATGCCTGGTCCAATGCTTGTTAGAGCAACACAAACAAATGCTAATGACCAGTTCGTTGCAGAGTTACAAGACAGAGTATTACAAAGAGAAGAAAGTTCTTGGGGAAGACTTAAAAACAATTTATATAGAAAGATAGGTATTAGTTCTGATATTAGCGTACCTACATTAGCACTAAAAGGTTTAACTGGTGGTTTTTTGTGGGCTTGGGAAAATACAGTTCCTAGAGCTGCAAGAGCAGGTGAGTTACTACAACAAGGTAAAGTTAATAGTTTAAAAGATGCTTGGGAAGAAGCAGACGTAGATGACCCATTATCAAGATATATAACTGCTCGTAAACAAAACAAAGCAGTAGATATCGGTACAAGTTTTCTTAAAGTTAAATCTGACCCTGAAAAAACTACTACATATCAACAACTTATAGATGATGGTGTTAGTCCAGATATTGCTAGAGCTTTTGCTTTAGAACAATTAGGAGCACCTGTATTTGAGGAGTATTTTGAGGAGTCAGCTAACAAAGTACAGTTTACAGGAGAAAGAGCACAAGCCTTATTGGAAAGAGGGATTACTCCTACTGTTACTCCTGGTAGATATTTATTTAAACCATTTGAATTTATTGCTAGTCCACAAACAGAAGCATATGACTTTTTGACTGGTGTTGTAGATTTAGCATTATCTTGGTATGCAGACCCAGCTAATAAAGTTCTTAAAGGTGTATCAGCTGTTACTGCAAGAAGAAGTAGATTTGGTTTAGGAGAACAAAAAGCATTTGCTGCTTTGACTACAGAACAAGCAGACCAAATGGGATTTTTAGAAAAAGGATTACAGAAAGTAACTAGACAAAAAGCTGTAGATGAGTATTTAGCTAGTGAAGATATGGTACCTTTCCTTGCTTGGACATATGACAATAGAAAAAACCCAGCAACCTTAATTGAAAAATCTAATTTTAATTTAACAAGACTATCAGAGTTTACAGGTCACGGTAGTAAACAATATACCAATTTTTACAAAAACTTAGAAAAACTACCAGAAGGTATAACAGATGATTTTGCTAAAGCAGATGCTGTAAGAAGAATATTAAATCCAAAAGTATTAGTAGCGGCAACAGGTGGTGAAGTACCAAGAGCATACAAGACAGGTAACTTTAGAAAAGTTATGAAAGAAACTTTTAAAGTAGATATCCAGAGACAGTTTGGTCAAATATACGATAATACACAACTTGATGTAAACAATGCAGATTATCTAGTACAGGAATATACAAAATATATGAGTCTTGCACAAGTGCCAGAAGCAACAAAAAATGATAAAGTAAGAAATTTATTAAAAGGATTAGATGAAATAGGTGATAATCAATATGCAAGAGCTAACTTTGTATCTTCAGCTATTAGAAATGATTTATTACAACAAAGAGATTTTTACATTAAAGAGTTAGGTGGAGCTGAAAAATTAACTACAAGACAAAAACAATTTATTGATAAATCTACTACTGTAACTGCTGGTTATTTAGAAGACCATTTAGAGATTTCAAGATACTACGGTTCTATGAATGCTTCAATGCCAATATCATTTAAAAATGACTTTGTTGATTATTATACAAAAACTCTTGGATACACAGAAGAAACAGCTAATACTTTATTTGAAGCATCTTACAGATATCCAGTATTTGAAAATCATTTAGTTACTTCTATATCGTTACCTATGCCTAGTGCAGTCGTAAAAGTAACAAGACAAATGGATGATAGTCTTGGAGCACAAGTAGGTAAAGTTATGGACTATATGGGAGATAACGCATTAGTAAACTGGATAGATAGTTATTATAGTAAAGCATTTAAACCTTTAGCTTTATTAAGAGTTGCATATACAGTTAGAGTACAAATAGAAGAACAAGCTAGATTAGCTGCTAGTGGTATTAACTCTTTATACAATCATCCTATTCAGTATATTGCCAACATTTTTGCAAAAACATATGATAAGGCAGACGGTTGGTTGCCAGGAAGTAATCAATTTAAACTAAGTTTAAGTAAAGCACAAATAAATCAAGGTTATACAGATAGAGCATTAGGAAGACAAGGTGGTGGTAATTTTACAAAAGATAATATCAAACCAATTAGAAAAGAAAATCCTGAGTTTAATAATGCTGTATATGCAGATTTAATTGGTACATTTGATGACCCATTAGCTAGAAGAATAGCTTTGATTGAGTCAAGTCTTACTAGTAATAAAGAAAAAGCATATGCAACTTTAGTAAAAGAATTAACGACAGAAGGCAATGAACTTAGACAAGTAATGTTAAATGTATCTAGCAACCCTGCTAATCCAAGAAATATACTTACTAAAGGTGGTGCTAAACCTGCGGAATATGAACAACTAGTATATGATTTCGTTTATTCACAAAGAGCACAGTTACACGATTTGCTTGGTGGTAGATTAATTGATAGAGGACAACAAGCAGCTCAGCTTAATAAATTAAATTGGGTTCAAGAGGTAGCAAATGATGAAATAATAAAAGCATTTGCAACAAGAAAATTTGTTTCTAAAGGTGGTAAAGAAGTGAATCTTAATTTAGCATTTGAAACTGGTGTAGATGAACTAACTATTAGAAAATGGAGAGCAGGTGAACTTGCTCCTAATGTTATGAAAAACATATCAGATAAAGTTGCTAAACAAGAAGCAAATATTAAAGAATTATTTATAAATAAATTTAACCCAAAAAAAAATTTTCCTGCTGAGTATCAAGCTAAGTTAATAGAAAAACCAGATGCAGCAACTATTAAACGTTGGGATAAAATAACTAATTTAGGATTTAAAATATTATCAGAAGTACCAGCAAACAAACTAACTAGGTCTCCAGCTTTCTTCAATTTTTATTACAAAGCATCTAAAGATTTAATTGCAATGAGTACAGAGAAAGCTAAAGAATTAATAATAGCTGGTGCTAAAAAAGACGGTGTTAGCAAAAAGATGTTAAAAGAAATGCAAAGCACCCCAAGTGCAAAAGCAGCAGGTATTAATGATGTTAAAGTTTTAAATCAATTAGCAGTATCTAAGGCACTAGAAGAAACACGAGTATTGCTTTATGATATATCTAAAAAAGGTGACTTCTGGCAAACTACAAGATTAATATTCCCATTCGGTGGTGCTTATCAAGAAATATTTCAAACCTGGGGTAGATTAACTAAAAACAATTTACAATTCTTAACACGACCAGGACAAGTAGCTATATCAGGTGTAAAACCAAATCCTGTATATGACTCTGAAAGTAATAAAGGTTTCTTTTATCAAAACCCATCTAATGGTGAAATGGTATTTGGATTTCCTGGTTATGAAGGATTAGCACAAAGATGGATGTTCGGTGCAGATAATGACAATGTAAAAGTTAACTTACCTGTTTATGCAGCTTCTGTAAACTTAGCAGCATCAATACTTCCTGGTGTTGGACCAGTTGTACGACTACCTGCTACATACTTAATGGATAATTACCCAGAAGAAGGATTTATTAATAAGTTAGTATTTGGTGATTTTGAACCACCTGACTTATCTGACCCTACAGAAATAGCAAAAGCTGCAGGTGTATACCCAGCATATTTACAAAAGCTATCAACATTAGTATTTAATAAAGATGAAAACTCTGTAGGAGCATTTGGTAATACTGTTATGGATACATATAGAGCATTAGTATATGCAGGAATAATATCTGATTCAGAAGAAGACAGAGAAGATGCTTTACGCATAGCTACAGAACAAGCTAAGTTTATTTACGTACTTAGATTTATTTCACAATTTTCTGGTCCTGCAGGTATATCTAGTCCACTATATGAATTAAAAGTAGAAAATGAAGATTATTATTTCTTTCAAACATTAGCTGATGAATATAGAAATTTAAAAAAAGAAAAGTTAGGTGATGACTTTTTAGCAACACAAGAGTTTATTGAGAGATATGGCATTAATCCATTAGCTCTTAGTGTGGGTAAAACTACTACTGTACGAAGAAAACCTGTAACAAAAGAGGGTGCTAGATTTGCAGAGGAATATGCAGATGTATATGAAGATTATCCTTTAACTGCATACTTTATAAATCCAGAACCTTTTTATGGTGAATTGTCTTGGAACGCATTAAAGAAAAACTATATGGAAGGTGATTCTGTACCAAGAACACCAAGACAACACGCAGCTTTGCAAGCTAAAATTAAAGGTTTTGTAGAGTTTACTAAATGGGAAAAGATGATGGGCTTAGAAAATGATAATAGTCTTGCAGCTAGAGAGATGAAAAAAGAGTATCAAGAAAGTTTAATGATGAGATACTGGGGATATAATCAACCAACATTGGGACTTCCAGAAAGACCTACTATTAAACAACAGATGAAAGAATTAGAGAAATTAGTAAGAGACCCAAGATTAGAAAAATATGAAGCAGTATTTGCATTAAAAGAGTATTTGAAGAAAAGACAAATTATAATAGATACTGTAAAAGCAAAAACTGGAAGTGAAACAGTTTGGAAAACTTCTGATAAGTATGTCAGTATGAGAAATATACTGCGTGGTTATGGAAACTACTTAGCTGCTGAATATCCACAATTCGGTTCTGTTTATCAAAACCTGTTAAAATCAGAATTACAGGGTGAAGCAGAAGATGTTGCTTTAACTGGACAAGGATAATATGGACAAGCAAAAATTTATACAAGACTTACTTAACTTAATACAATCACCAATAAGACCAGGTGAAACAGCTCCAATCCTTTCACAAGAACAGATAGAGGCTTTGTATTCTGCACCTGATACTACAACTGCAGCACAATATGCTATTACATTAGGGTTAGGAGACTATGTAAATTTAGTTGGTCAACAAATACCATCACAATATTTTGAAGATGATGAGATGTTTAGAACAGCAATTAACAATGCTTTTTTAGATAACACTAGATTTATTGGAGTAGACCCATCACAAAAGATTGTATATGGTGGAGAAGAAACAACAATATCACAAGTTGCTGATAACTTTTATCAGATTGGTGATAACAATACTTTTATTAATTTATCACCTGCACAAATAAGAGATATACAAGCAGACTTAGTAAATGCAGATTTATTAGGAGCACAAATAGGTAGGACATTTAGACCTGGTTTTTGGAACCCAGAAGTAGATGGTGAAGCTATGAAAGATGTTATGACATTAGCAAATATTATGGGTGTAGGTAAAGCAGAAGATGGTTGGAAACAAGCTCTTACAAATTACATAAACAATCCATTACCACAGTATCAAAATATACAACCATACATTCCACCAAACTACGACAGTATTGCACAAGATGTCAAGGGTATATTTAGAAGTAGATTAGGTCGTGACCCTAAAGAATACGAAATAGGACTACTATATGATGTGTACGATGCAGAAGCACGTAAAGCATTTCAAGGAGCACCAGAATTACCAGAAGCAACTCCTGTTACACTGGAGATGTATGCAACAGAATTTGAGCCAGATGTAGTTATGGAAGACATAGACCCTTCTGCAAAAACTATGGAGACTTTTGATAGAATTACAAGAAAAGAACAGGAAGCAATACAAGCAGGACAAGATATCCAAGATTCTCGTCAGCGTATTATTAACAGTATTGCTGCTAGACCAAGGTAGTGCAATAGCAATGGAAAATAACAATAACCCAGCATATATAGAACAAGCACTAGAAGCCATAAAAATTATGGAGACTAGAGGACAAAAGCAACCTTATCAAACATTGCATAGTCCAGTAGAGCTATATATATCAGGTACAAAACAAGAGATTGCTAAAAAAGCAGAACAATATAAGAAAGATGGTTTTGTTGTAAAAGAAACAGATAATGGTCCTGTAGTTGTAGCACAAGCATTAGGTGCATATGGAATATTAGATATAGACTTTAATAGATTTGCTAAAGATGCAGGACTTCCTAGATTTGATTTTAGAGCAGAGAACAATAAGGCTTGGCACGATGCTGCAGTACAAGATAAAATTGCTAAAAATTTAGCAGAAAAATATTTTAATAGATATGGTTCTTGGGAATTAGTTAGAGTTGCTTGGTATGGTGGTCCAGGTAGAGCACAAAAATTAAAAAATGATGGTAACTATCAATTAAAAGCAAATGTAAAAGAAGACTTAGAAAAGTTTAAATTAGAATTTTCTAATCTATCTAAAAAAGAAGTACCTACAAATAATATTGGTGAAGATGTTGTAATGAATGACCCAAACAATTTAGGATTAGGTGCACCACCTGGTCCAAATATGGTTAGAGGTTTTGACCCTAGGTCTGTACCGCCATCTTCTTTTGAAACTAGTGATGTTATGATTCCTACACAAGGACCATATGGTAGAGCAGAATCTACAGTTGCATCATTGTTTGCATCTTTATTACCTGAAGCAAGCAGAGGTGCTATTACTAAAACTCCAGGCTCGGCAAGGGAGATAAGATAATGGCTGAATGGTGGAAAGAACAAGGTTACGAATCTGAAGCAGAAGCTATTAAAGATGGTGCAGAAAAGCCAGCAATATTTTCCAAAGCTAATGCTAATAGAGATACATATTTCAAAGATGTAAAAACACCACAAGATTACTTTGAGTTAATATCTAGTGATTCGTATTCACCAAATTGGACAACAATAGGTGAATATAGATGGGTTGAAAAAAAATTCGGTGTAAATCGTGAAACAGCAATCGAATATAGGAAAGGTATTTTTCCTACTACAGTAGAAGAATTTAAAGGACCAACATTAGTATATTCTGAAGGTTCAAAAAAGTTACTACTTAAGGAGGAACCAGAAGAAACAACCGATGTAGGATTAAAAAATCTTAATGCAACAATAAGTTTAGTAAATAAAGACTTGCTTGGGTACGAAAGTTTTGATGAATACATTACTGAAAGACCACAAGATATTGCACGATACATAAAAGATAATGAAGAATTAGAAGTACTACCTGAAGGTTCAGAAGAAGGTTTTGTTTTAAGAATAAATTCTAAAGGCGAACTAGAAGGGTATGATGAAAAAACTGGAAACGTATTTAATCCTAGAACTGAAGAAGTTATTACCAATAAATATTTCCCTGGAGAAAAGAAAGAAGAAAAAGAAGAGACAACAGTAGAAACTGTAGGCATATCTAATAATTGGAATACAGATGGTTCAAACATAATAAATCTTAATGGTAAAAGATATGCTTTATTTGAAAAGGATGGTTCTTTTAGAAGTGCAGGTTCTGAGGAAGAATTTAATCAAATATTAGGTGAAGGATTCACACCCATAGGAAATAAAAATTCTTTGTGGTTAAACTTTGCAGAATCAGAAAACTTAAATGATATAGAAATAATTATTACTGATGAAACTTCTTATGATGCTGAAGATATAGTTACACCGTCCTCACAAGGAGAGTCTGTAGAAACATCCACAGAAGTTATTGATTTTAATAATGTTCCTAAAGGTTCTAAGTTAACAGAAGTTGATGGAAAACTTTATCTTATGTATGCAGTTCCAGGTCAAGGTCAATTATATACAGGTAACACAATGTATATGGCATATGAGGTTGTAGGTAATGATATATTTGCTGCTGGATTATTAACAGAAGGAGCTACTGCACCAACTGCTAACTACAGTATGGATAAAGCATTTTTTGATACAGTAGCAATAGTTTCTGGTAATACTAATGAAATTATTGGTATTGAGGATGACCCATTTGCATCTTTTGTAGAAACATATTCAGAACAAGCTCAACTTAGACCTTGGTTATTAGACCCAGAGTTTATAGCTTTACAAGCAGAAGCTGCAATAGAAAACAGACGAATAGAAGAATATGAATGGCAATTAACTAGTTGGTATAAAACACATAATAAAGCAGAAAGAGCTTGGATGGATTTAGAGTTATCTGACCCTGCAGAGGCAGCTAGACAATTAAATGATTTAGAAATATTTTATGAAAATCAATTAAGTAGTTTAGGTGTATCTGGAGTGCCAGACGGTTTAGTACAATGGATTAGTTCTAAAAATATAAGTGGACAATGGTCTGATACTTATACAGCAGAACAACTTAATTTATTTTCTGACCCATATAAGTCTGGTGATAGAGATGCAGAGTTACAAAATCTTATTTCTACTTCTGGATTTGGCGATGTAGATAGAACTGCAGCTAGAGAAAGAGAAGTAGTAGAGCTTTATAGAAAATGGTTAGGACCTACATTAGGTTCATTAACACAAGATGAAGTTGCATCTATAGCAGGTAGATTAAGAGATGACCCTGATTATGAAGATGCTTTGATACAAAACTTAAAACAAAATAGACTTGCTGCATTTAGTAATTACACAAATCCAGAGTTAACTTATGAAGATATTGCAAGACCTTGGAGAAACTTAACAACATCTGTATGGGGACAAACTGCAGATGAGACACAAGGTTGGTGGCAAGAAATGGTTAAGACTAATGACTTTGCTACTGCACAAGAAACACTTAGAACTAAAGGTTTAGAACAGAATGTAACACAAGTTACACAAGATGCTACTCAAGCATTACAACAAGCATTAGGTCAAGGACAAGTTAGTCAGTTAGGAGTTAACGTATAATGGCAACATATGAGCAATTAGCACAGAGTTTATATCCCAATATGCCACCTGACATTCTTGCTTTGTTTGCTTCTGAATGGTCAAGAACAGGTGACCCACAAGTAGCTATTGCAGAAGTAAGAAGAAGTCCTGCTTATGAGACAGCATTTCCTGGTAATAAAAGACCAGACGGTACAGTTAAATTTGATGAAGTAACTTATACAGGATTAAAAGAAAGTTATATAGGTACTTTACAAGAATACGGAATACCTAGAGATACATCATCTAGTTTATTAGCTGATAGGTTTACAGGACTTATAGAAGGTGAAGTATCTGCAAGAGAGTTTGCACAAAGAGTTGGAGCTGTGTATGCAGGTGTACAAGAAAATATACCAGAAGTACAAGAATATTATGCTACAAACTTTGGTTTAGAACTAACTCCTGAATCTATATTTTTAGGTGCATTAGACCCATCAGTAGGTGAGGAAATTGTTGCAGGTAGAATAACTACTGCACAAATTGGTGGTGAAGCAGCAAGAGCAGGATTTGAAATTAGTGGTGAGTTTGCACAGAGATTACAAAGAGCTGGTATATCACAGGCACAAGCAAGACAGTTATTTGCTACAGCAGAATCTGAATTACCAAGATTACAAGAGCTACAAGCAGCTAGAGGTATAGAAGCAGAACAACAGTTAGGTTTAGAAGAGTTTACTGAAGCAGCAGTATTTCAAAGCCCTGAAGAGCTACAACAGATAAGAAGATTAGAAGAAGAGCAAAGAGCAGAGTTTACACCAGAAGTAGGAGCTGTTAGACGTGGACGTAGAGTTACAGGTCTTGTAGAAGAATAACACAATATATTGTGTTTATATCCTTGACATACTATATCTAGTGGTATAATAAAAATATCGCATAGCAGAAGTCTGCGAACAAAGTTGACACTGCACCTTCCAGCTTATAACTGGCGTGTAAGCTGCGTATTACAATTCGCCTAGTATCTGAATAGCCCAGAAGTGGCTGACAATTCTAGTTATTCTTAATTTATTTATTTGTCGCCTATCACATCATTATCCCAAGGGTGATGTAGCTAGTAGTAAAACTTGGAGTAGGAGAAAAAATGGAAAACGAAGTAGAAAATACAGTAGAAGAAACACAAGATAATAATGCTATCA